ATATCTCCATTTATTCAGGAACAAATAGATATAAAACTAACAATTAGACCACAAGAAGGAGATTTAATTTACTTTCCATTGGATAATGCATTATTTGAAATAAAATATGTCGAGGGGAAGAGACCATTCTACCAACTTAATAATTTATACGTATATGAACTAAAATGTGAACTATTTGAATATGAAGATGAAGTTATTGATACTGGATTGGGTCATATTGACGAGACAATAAAAGATTTTGGATATATTATGACCTTAAATATGGTAAATTCTTCTGCAGCAACTTCAAATGCCTCTGTAGAATTATCGATAAATCAAAGTAATACTCAAAATGGTAAGTCAATTTCATATATTGACATTATAAATGGCGGGTATGGATACAAATCAACGCCTGAAGTAATTATAGAAAAAGCTCCACCTGGAGGAGTTACTGCTACCGCAGTAGCAATATTGACTACAAGAAATAATCAATCTACAGTAAGCGAGATATTGGTTATAAATTCTGGTATAGGGTACACCGAGCCGCCGAAAATTACAATAATATCTTCTACTGGATCTGGATTTATTGCAACATCTATTATCAATGACGGAGTGTTGGGACCAGTATCAATATTGGATGCTGGGGTAGGATATTCAACTCCACCTATAGTGAGTATTTCTACATCTCCAACTGGAGAAAATGCAGTGGCAATTTCTGTACTTAGTTCGTCGGGTGCAGTAGCTCAAATTAGATATATAACTGCTGGGGCCGGATATACCGGAAATCCAAATATAATTGTATCTTCACCACTTGGAATTTCTACTGGTAATTATATTTACAATGAAGTTGTTATTGGTTCAGTATCAGGAACTAATGCATATGTAAAAGATTGGGACTATGACACAAGAATTCTTAAAGTTGGCATTATAGATGGTAATTTTGCATTAGGAGAAATTGTAGTTGGCGTTGCTGCTACATATAAAGTTTTTAGTATAGAAACCGACGACATTTATGATGCATATGCTTCAAATGAAGAGATACAGGAAGTTTCCAATCAAGTATTAGACTTTTCCGAAAGCAATCCGTTTGGAGAATTCTAAATATAGTATGGAAGGTGTATTAAGATGAACGGTAAATTTTATTATCACGAAATAATAAGAAGAACATCTGCAGCATTTGGCACGATGTTTAATAATATCTATATACGCCATCAAGATGGTGAAGGGGAAGATTTTAGCTATATAAAAGTTCCAATTGCATATGGTCCAATTCAAAAGTTTCTAGCTAGAGTAGAGCAGAAACAAGATTTGCGAAATCGGACTGCCATAACATTACCAAGAATGTCTTTTGAAATAGGACAATTAGGTTATGATAGTGCTAGAAAATCATCAACTCTACAAACATTTAATGCTACAGTAGGTCCAAATAATACTCCAAGGCAATTATATATGCCTGTACCATACAATCTGCCATTTGAACTTACAATAGCCACAAAATATAATGATGATATGTTCCAGATCGTAGAGCAAATATTACCATATTTTAGACCAGAATTCAATCTAACTATAAATTTATCGTCAACTCTAGGTGAAAAGAGGGATGTACCTTTAGTTCTACAAAGCATATCTCCATTTCAAGATGATTATGAAGGAAATTTTGATACTCGTAGGTTTATTACTACAACATTAAATTTTGTTGCCAAAATATTTTTCTTTGGTCCAGTTGATACCGATGACAATGGTAATATTATCAAAAGAGTTCAAGTTGATTATTACACCGATACTAATAGAAAGAATGCTTCTCGTCAACGTCGGTATGTAGTAACACCTAGAGCGGTAGACGATTATGATACTGACGAAACTACTACAATATCACAAGACATCAATGATAAAATAACTAAATTTACAGTTTCAGATTCCACATCATTAGAGCCCAATAGTTACATACAAATTAACAGTGAAAATATGTATATAAAATCTATAGATGGAAATGAACTACAGGTAATAAGAGGCCAAGATGGTACTGAAGTAGTTACGCATCAAGAGGGAGATACTATCGATGTTATAAATTTTGTAGATGATGAACTCATTCAACCTGGAGATGATTTTAATTTTAATGAGGAAACCTTTGATTTTGGTGATGGGTTAATTTATAGTCCAAGAAAAGGTATAGATGTATGAAAAGAAATTTTGATCCAATAGATGAAGCATTAGAAATTGAAGCAGATGTAGAAACTATTTCAAAAGAAATTATTAAAACTACTAAGAAGGAATTAAAAAAACCACTATCTACAGATATTTTAGATAGTGATATAACTCATACTAGAAATACTGTATATGAATTAATACAGCTTGGTAATGATGCCGCATATGAAATGTTAGACATTGCTAAGGAGACCCAAAAAGCGAGAGATTTTGAAGTTGTGGGCCAACTATTAAAAGCAGTTGGTGATTTGTCAGATAAACTTTTAGATAATCAACAAAAAATTAAAAAACTAGAGGAAGAACTTGTGGAGAAAACTTCAGCAAAAGTTACAAACAACACTACAAATGCATTGTTCGTTGGTTCTACAGCAGAACTTCAAAAATTTCTTAAAGATAGTATGAAGGAAAAATAAAATGAAAACATTTCAAGAGTTTAGAGTTTATACCGAACAGTTAAAACCAGTTAAAACTCCAGAAGAGCTTGCAAAAAAACATAGGGTTCCCATAAGTCATATTATAACTCAACTGAAAATTGGAAGAAAAGTTGAGATGGAACATACTAAGGATAAAAATTTAGCATTATCTATTGCATCTCAACATCTAGACGAGTTGCCAGATTATTATGATGGATTAAGTAAAATAGAAAAAAATATTAAAGAGGGTACGCTATTTCATTGGTTTAATAGCTCAAAATCTAAAGATAATAAAAAAGGATGGGTTCAAGCGGATGGTAGTCCTTGTGCGAATGAGCCAGGAGAAGCAAAAACTCCAAAATGTTTCAGTAGTGGTAGATTATCAGCATTGAAAAATAAAGGAAAAGTTGGGAAAAATATTATAAAATCTGCAATAGAAAGAAAAAGAAAAGAAGATCCAAATCAACAAAAAAAATCAAGTTCCGCTAAGCCAACAATGGTTAAGACATTTGCTAAGGGAACTAAGCATAAACATTATATAAAAGCGGAGCCATCATTGGAAGAAGCGACTAAAGATATTCCTGGAAAAGGTAGTGGAACTAAAGATGCTTGCTATTATAAAGTAAAGTCTAGATTTAAAGTTTGGCCTTCTGCGTATGGATCTGCATCTTTAGTAAAGTGCCGTAAAGTTGGTGCTGAAAACTGGGGAAATAAGTCTAAAGAAGTAAATGAAAATTATATGAGATTACAAGCTACTGGTAATACATATTCAATATTATTATCTTGGAGAGGAATTTATAGAATGATACAATTTTTTGTTCCGGGCTTTAGTAGGCCATCTAAAGATGAAATAACCAGTGAAGTAAATAAAATATATCCAGATGCAAAGGTATTAAATTATAAACTTTCGGTAAAAGATCCAACCAAACCCTATTTTGTTTATGGAGACTACAATTGAGAAATCCAGATGAAATCCCATTAAATGATTTAACAAAACAATTTGAATATGCACGTATGTCTAACGAAATTGACGAATGTACGGATGTGGAGGAATTGAAGCTTGCTACCAAATGTTATGTAAAGTTATATTTGTCTACATTAGAAGCTATTGTAAATATAAAAAATATTTAAATTATGTCATCATCTGATACATACTCAGGCAATCCTCTATTAAAAAAAGCCAATATATCAATTGAGTTTAGTGCCGATCAAATTAAAGAATATATTAAATGTGGAAAAGACCCAGTATATTTTGCTAAAAATTATATTAAAATTGTAAGTCTTGATGAAGGTTTAGTACCGTTTAAATTATATAAATTTCAAGAAAAACTTATCAATAACTTCCACAAGCATAGATTTAATATTTGCAAACTCCCAAGGCAAGTTGGTAAATCTTTAGACTTAAATACTCCCATTCCAACTCCTAGTGGTTGGTCTACTATGGGAGATTTAAAAGTTGGAGATGAAGTATTGTCTCCAAGTGGAAAAGCTACAAAAGTCTTAACAAAAACTGACCCGATGTATAACCATAAATGTTATAAGATCGAGTTTGATAATGGGGAAGATATTATTGCTGATGCCGAACATTTATGGGAGGTTAATAGTAGTTATTGGACCTCTGGAAAAAAAGTTTTAACCAGTGAAGAAATATCAAATTCTTATAAGAACAAAAGCAATAATAAAAGAGGAAGGGGAGTTGTTGGTGCATACTACATAGAACTCAATAATCCCACAGAAACGTTTAATTGTGAACCGTTACCAATAGATCCGTATTTACTTGGAGTTTGGTTGGGAGATGGCTATTCTTCTGATGGAAGAATTGTATCACATAAAGATGATTTTCAATTTTATAAAAATAAAATTCAAATAGAATATGAACGGGAAGATGGAAATTGTATTAGATTTAAAGTTTTAGATTTTACAAAAATTTTAAAAGAACAAAATTTATTAAAAAATAAACATATTCCACAAAAATATTTGCGAGCTTCCTATCAAACTAGATTAGAACTTCTTCGTGGATTAATGGATACGGATGGATCTGTAAAACCAAATAGTAGAACCTTTGAATTTTATCAAAAAAACTATGATTTTATTATTCAAGTAGTTGAATTGTTGTCAAGTTTGGGAATAAAATCTAGAGTAAGAGTGAAAACTATAAAAGGTAATTTATACCATACAATAGCATTTACTACAAGTGAAATAGTGTTTAATCTTCCCAGAAAAGTTAATTTAATAAATAAAACTCGGCCAACCCGACCTCAAGATAAAAGAATTTATATACAAAGAATTGAAGAAGTAGACAGCGTTCCGGTAGCTTGTATTTCAGTTGATAGTGAAGATAAATTGTTCTTATGTGGAAGGAGATTTATTCCTACACATAACTCAACGACTGCCATTGCATACCTAATGCATTATATTATATTCAATGATAATGTAAATGTTGCTCTTCTTGCAAATAAAGCTCAAACTGCCAAGGATTTATTAGGAAGATTGCAACTTGCATATGAGAATTTGCCAAAATGGCTTCAACACGGGGTTAAAATTTGGAATAAAGCCTCGCTTGAACTTGATAACGGTTCAAAAATTATTGCATCGTCTACGTCTGGATCTGCTATTCGTGGTGGATCATATAATGTAATTTTTTTAGATGAATTTGCGTTTATTCCAAATCAAATTGCAGATGAGTTCTTTAGTTCAGTATATCCAACTATTACTTCCGGTACAAAAACTAAAGTAATAATGATAAGTACTCCAAAAGGTATGAATGCATTTTATAAATTTTGGACTGATGCGGTCAGAGGAAAAAGTGAATATATTCCTACGGAAGTTCATTGGAGTGAAGTTCCAGGTCGTGATGAAAAATGGAAGCTACAGACCATTGCAAATACTTCCCAAGAACAATGGGAACAAGAATTTGAAAGTTTTTTACCTGAAACCTTGATAAATATTAAGAACGGAGATAAAATAATTGAGATTACCATTGGAGAGTTATATGCAGATTTATCCAACGAAAGCTCAAATTCAAAATGACTATATTAACCTCAATATGACCCAACAAGAAATAGCAACGAAATGTGGGTTCAAAACAAGACAATCCATAGGAAGATTATTTAAAAAATACGATATACAATCTAAATTGAAAAGTCAAATAGCAAAAACAAAAGATATATTAAATAATCCAATACCATCAAAAGAAGTAATAGAAGAAATTTATAATAAAACTAATTCAATAAGCGAGGTAGCTAGAGTTCTAGGGGTAAGTAGAAAACGAGCAACTTCTTGGATTAAGCACTACAATATAGAAATAACTTATTTTAAAAATAATATATGCAATTTTACATTATTTGAGGACTTACACAGTATATCAGTAAAAGAAGCCGCAGTAAAATATAATATATCTACAACTAAAATTAAACTGAGAGTTCCATATATTCCAAAAATAGCATATACAAAAGAAAGACTTAAAGAGATCATATCACTTTATGATTTAAATAATCAAGGATTTTCAAAAGCAATCACACTTGATGATGAAAATGTCTATAATTCAATATTAAAAGAAACATCAGACCATATTTTATATGGCAATAAGATTACTGAAAGAGTTTATAGAATACTTAAAGATTTCTCACCAAATAATAAAGTTGTTTGTAGTAGTTGCGAAAAAGATATAAAATTTTATACAATTGATATGGGGTATGGCAATAGTGAATTGAAAATATGTTCTCATTGTGTGGCAAAGCAATCTGCCGTTTCAAAACCTTCACAAGAATTATTTTGGCAGTTATATAATTCTACAGATATAAAAGATTTTTGTTTTTTTTCGGAGTTAAATTATGAAAAATCCATTTCTATAAGTAAAACAGATAACGAAAAATTTTCATATTTAAAAAAATTGAATAAAAATAGATACGTATTAGATTTTGTATTTAAAAATAAAATTATTGAATTTGATGGGATATACTGGCATTTGGATATTGAAAAAGAGGCTGCAAAAGATAAATTTTTAAACTCAAAGGGGTTTGAAATATTACACGTAACTGACAAAGAGTATTTTAAACATAAACAAAAAACATTAAATAAATGTATAGAGTTTTTAATTGAATGAAGCTTCCACAAACCATAGCATCAAATACTAAAAAAATTGAAATTTTAACACCAAAAGGATTTCAATCTTTTTTGGGCGTGAATAAGATTAAAAAAAATAAGTATATACATTTAAAGTTTGAAGATGGAAACGAACTTAAATGTTCTTTAGATCATCCATTATCAACTATCAATGGTATTACTAGGGCAAAAGACTTAGATAA